GTTGTAAGACGCAAAACAAAATGATAAAAATTTCAAAATGAAATGATAATTTCACATCAAAATAAAATGATAAAAATAAATCTTTGAACTAAACAAAAAAGGAGTTTGAATACTCCTTTTAATTTTTTATTATCTATTCTCTTTATCTTGCTCATCTTGTTGTTTTAACTGCTTGAAGAACTTCTTAATAAATAAAGGAAAAGGGAAATTCATTTCTCCCAAATTTTCAATTATACTTATTCCTTCATTCCCTATTACTGAAAATATTATTAATTCTTTAAAAGACAGAGGAACATTGAATAAGCTAATTGGAATATTTATAGGAGTCCCTTCTATTAATTTATCAAGTGAAGCACCTATTATAACAGCCAAAATACAAGAGGCTTTTTTTATAACCCCTCTAAAAGCTTTTTTAGATGATATTTCTTTCTTATAGATACTCTTTAAATATCCACTTATATAATCAACTATTATAAATGTCATCATTATTTCAAGTGATTTGCTCCAACCACCTAATAAATATAATATAAAGCCAATTGTACCTCTTATAAACCAGTGTTCAAATAACCCATTCATCTTCCCCATTTTAATCTCCTAAAGTTTTCCTAATTTTTTCTCCCATTCACTATAATATAGCTTTGCCTCTTCTGTTCTATCAATTATAGCTTGATTCTTATATCCTTCATTTCTAAGTTTTTTCTCCCAAAAGACTTCTCCAAACATCCTCACAGCCTTATACATTACCTTTCTAACTCTGTAAGATACTCCATTTTCTTTCAAGATGAACAAAAATATTTTATCAGCTAATTCCCTATTTATACCTGTGTCATTGAACTTAGAGTATAAAAAGTCATGTATCGCAGCTGCTTCAGTATTTTTCCCATATCTCTCAAAAAAAGGTCTTAATATAAGAGGTATACTAGCTCCATCTGTTCTAAATCCTGCTGGAATTATTATTGGAAAGTCTTTGATATATTTAGTATAGTCCTCAAGGACTACACTAAATATATTGTTAACTTTTTTTAATTTTAATTTATTCTTCATCATTCTCAGCTTCTTCAATATCTATTTTTCTTCCTGTGCCAAATGTATCAGAAAATTTTTGCAAGGCTTTTTCTATTGCTTTTTCTATTGTTTTTCTACTAAAAAATTTTCTTAATAAGATTCTAACTGGATAGGGTAGTTTATCAGTTCTATATTCAACAAATTTTAATGCTGCCTTAAGTTTCTTTTTATTCTCTCCATACTTAAAGCTTTCCTCTGAAGCAATAACAGCTGCATCAAATAAGTTTATATACTGTTTTCTGTTATAAATAATGTATCCTAAAATTCCCCCTGCTAATGCTATCCATATCCATTGTTCTTGATTAAATCCTTTTAAATATGCAATTACTTGGTTTATCATTTCTAATCCTCCTATTTGTTATAAACTGTTTTATAAGGTATTTTCCCTGCTCCTCTGATTTGAAAATGTACAGCATCTACTTTTTTCCATTCTCCACCCCACTCAATATTATATTTCTCTATCAGTCCATGTTTTTTTGCAGTCTCATAGATATCTTTATAATAATGAAGATCTTTTGAACCAGCTTTGTACACTGTTTTTTCAAATTCTTTTATTACCTTTTTCCCATTTACTTCAATTTCTTTTTTTTCCTTTTCTTTTACTAAAACCCCTATATCAACGGCATATCCAAGTCCATCAATCTTTTCTTGATGATTTGATTGAATCTTATAGCCATCACAATTTGTTCTCCATGCACCTGGGATAGTTCTTCCATACTGATATAATTTGTTCTGCTCTTCAGCTGTTCTCATACCACAGGTTACTTTAAAATCATGAGGACTTAATCCTATTAGCTCTTCTATAAAAGATACTAGATTAGGATGTACTCCTTTCATCATATTTTTGCTCGCTTGTGATAAATTATACATTTCCACCACTCCTTTTATTCCCATTCGATAGATTCCAATTCTTTTAAAGATTTAGCTTCCATTGTTTTGGTTGCCACTACTGTATATTCCTCTTGTGCAGCTGTTCCACGCAGTATCCATAAAAGATAAATATGATTAATCTCTCCAAAAGTAAAGGAATCAACAGAATTGTCCTTCAACCTCCAATTTATTTTTAAATTTTGAATTACTTCTGATAATGTTACCTTATCTTTTATAATTGCTTTTATTTTCTCTTCAAAACCTTCTGGAACATCACCTTTTAAGAACTTAACAGCATCAATTATTGCTTTTGGATCATTACTTGTTGTAGCTATATCTATTGCTGATTTTACTCTTAAAAAGTTTTTTTCATCAGCTTCCCCCATTTGAAAAATTTTCCCATTATAATCAAAATCAGCATAGATCTTATTTAATAGAACTTGTCTAAATTTTCTTCTTGTAATATGTTTTAAACCTTCTAAATCTAATTCCCATTTATTTGTTTCTTTATTCCAGAAATGATATTCAGAAGGCTGTTGAACTTTTATAAGTTTCTTATTTTTTAAATATTCCCCATTTTCTAAGTTTGTTTCTAAGCCTCTTTCTATTTTTTCTTCTCTTGTCATCTCTATTAATTCATTATTCTTTATTATAGGATGTTGGAAAAAATGATCTGTTATATACATATCTTCAGTATATTCAGGGTAATAACTTCTAGGATCCTTTTTTACATCTTCTAAGCTATTTGAATAGACTGAGTACTTTAATTCTGTACCTTTATAAAAATTTATTATACTAGTCATTTATTTTATTACTCCTTTCTAAAATATTCCTAGCTTTTTACGAAGCTGAATAATATTATTTCTTACTTCCATAGGATTAGTTTTTTGTAAATAGTGTTTACTTGTTACATTGCTACTTGTATGATTTGCATAGCTACTAGCAACACCTAACCCAGCTAGATTGTTTATAAGATTTATTGATGTTTTTCTTAAAGAGTGCGGGTATAAGTCTGGAATATCTAGAATTAAGCCCATTTTTTTTACTCTGTTTCTTATAGTCCCCTGACTCATCTTTCTATATTCATCTCCATATTTTGTTATAAACAGCCATTCACTATGTATTCCTGACTCTTCTCTGAATTTAATCCATTCTTTTAAAAGAATTTTACATTTCTCAAAGAAAAAGGCATTCACTATGTAACCCTCTTTTTCTTTAACTCCTTCAAAGTATCCCTCTTCTAGTCTTAATTGCTCCAACTTTAAATTTTGAACCGCTGAAATTCTACAAGCACTGTCTAAAAATAATTCCCATAAAATCCTATCTTGAATATCATACTTTTTATTTTGAAATTTCATAAAAAGTCTAACAGTTAGAATTTGTTCAGTATTTAAAAAATAGTTCTTTCTAATCTTATCTTTTTCAGCAAATTTCAATCTGTCTAGTTTTTTATCAAACGGGTGAAACCTGCATTTATTTCTTCTAACACACCATAAATAAAAACTACTAACTGATGTTGTTTTATTCATTAGAGTCCTTTTACTATTTCCTAAACTCCTGCAATGGTTTCTGTACTCTTCCATAATTTGAGGCATTTCCATCAGTGTGTCTTTACTCAATAAATACCTATTTTTATAATTTTCTTGAAACCATATAAGGAACAACTTGAAATTACTGATGTAAGTAGAATAAGTTGTTTCCCATGTTTCGTAGTTACTGCTTTTGCAACTATTCAAATACTGCTTATAAATCTCCACATTTTCCTTCTTTAACTTTTCCCATCCTTTTAGTTCCATACTTTGTACCTCCTTCAAATTTGTTAGGTACATTATATAAAACTGAATAGATTGGAAAATTTCTCAAAACTTGAGGGAGAAAGATTGTATGTCCCAAATGCAACTTTTATAAAAGTCTATAAAATTGCAGGCATGGTAACTCTTATAGTAGATAGTGGTACAGCATTTTTTAATAAAGCTAATACGCCTATTTTTAATATTCCTGAAAAATATAGACCAAATGAAACTCTATATTTTAGTGCTTCTTATAGAAATAATACAAAATCTAATACATTTTTCTTGTATGCTAATGGGAATTTAATAAAATCTGAAGCGGATGATAACCTGGGGGCTTACTACTTTACTATCAGCTATCCAGCTAAAATATAGTTCGATTAGTACTCTATAATTAAAGTATTATAGCCGTGTAGGTGGATATCTTCTGCGACTCCTCTAGTTCCAAAAATTCCGAATGTATTACTTATTTTTTTAAAGAAAAATACAGCATCAGACCTAACTGCATTATCATGACCAATGATAAGTTCTTGATTTATTGCTAGTTTTTTTAATAAAACACCAGGAATAGTACAAGTAGTATTTCCTACAATTGTTAGAGAAAAAATATTATCAAAGTTTATATTTGCACCAATGTTAGTAGTATAAAATTGGACTTCATGTGAAATTCCTTGCCATAGTATTTTCCAATTTCTGTTTAGATTTTCCAATCTCTCTAAAATTGATCCATTGTCAAATGGAATATAATTATTAACATTTGGGGATATATCACTATTATTATTTTTACAAATATATAGCTTTTTTGTGTTATTATCCCAGTATGCTTTTCCTGCTTCTTTTTGTCCAGCAATATTTAATATCCCACCATAATCTTTTCCCATCATCTGAGTAAACTTATTTCCTTCTAGTACTGTCCCTTCTTCAGCTCCATACTTAACTATTCCATACTGCTCGGCTGAAGCATAGTCTGTTTTATTTACTTTTTTATTCATTCCTTCATTAAACTCTTGAAGTGACACATAACTATGTAAATCAATCTTGGCATCAACTTTTGAACCACTTGTTATATTAAAATAAATTACTATTATAAAAGAATGTGGACTATCTTTCATTAATGGAATATAATCATATTTATCTCCAGCATTAGCATAAGCATAAAGAATTTCTTCACCTTCATTTCCTTGTGCATAAAGTCCAATTTCTCTGAAGATTTTATCTTCTCTTAGCTCAGCATTAGAAAATTGAAGTTCTATAGCTACTATATTTTTTTCATCTCCCTGTATCTTACAACTAGTTACATTAGCTGTCCCCCATACTTCTTTTACATCTGTTAAGAATCTAATCTCATCATTTGAAGTTATTGAACCACTTCCTAACTTTGCTTTTGTAAAAGTTAGAGTTTCGGATAAATTTCCATTTATCTTAGCTTGAAGTTGTTCACCTTTTTTTGTTAGCTTTAAGCCTTCAAAATAACTCATTATTTAATTCCCCCTATCTCGATTATTTTTGTAAATCCTATCCCTTGAGCAGTATTTAACTTTGAATTTATTCTCATTGTTTGATCTAGTTTAAAATCAGCTTTTATTTCTATTTTTTTTATATTCTCAACTACTGATGAATAATATTTATTGCTTTTATTATTGATAATTTCAAGCTCCCAATACATTCTCGCTCCAACTTCACAAACTTTATTTAAGTCAGGCATTTTATTAATAACTTTTAAATCATCAATCATATTTACCTTAAATAGTTGACTAGCTACTTCTTGCAATGGTCTTGTTTTTAATTTAGTAACTTCTTTATTAGTAAGTTCCCTAGTAAGTGAGAGTAAAAATTCTGTATTAGGTAATCCATCAAGTGCCATTTTTTTTATAATTAATGCTTGTCTATAAGTCTCATCATCTCGACCACTTCTTTTTTCATCATATCTTTCACCCATAAAATCTAAGAATATCCCTGAACATTTTAATAATGATGTTTGATTTTTTAAATTTTCTATTAAGCTATCTATATATTCAATAACAGGCTTCAAAGTTTTGTATAATTTAATTGTATTTTCTTTTTGAAAATGCAAAGGTAAACCCTTTATAACTTCATCAATCATGATATTCTCCCAGCACTTTTTGGTATTTCATTAAAGTTTAATTGAATTGAATTACTCCAAATAAGAGTATTTTTTTTTCTAAACTTTAAGTCAAAATCTGTATATTTATAGTTTTTATTATAAAGATATTCATATAAGAATGTTCCATTTGATAGTAAAGCACCTATTCCAGCTTCATTAATATACTCATCAATTAAATTTTTGATTTTCAATTCATCAGCACTTTTTATATCCAATTTATATTCAATTTCTGCTTGAGCAGGTCTATCAAATCTTATAGTTTCAAAATGATCAGGTACAGATGTTGGAACATTTACCTCAACATTTCCTTTAGTATCTGGAGTATGAATGTGCATATAAATAGCATATGCTATTTCTTCCTTTATTCCTCCATCTACTACTATCCAAATGCTTTTTGGAGAAAGTCCAAAGCTGTCTATATTCATTGTATTGTTTCTTATCCCGTTAGCACTTTTTACTCCTGGTAATTTTCTTATAGCATTTAAAATAGGTAATAAACTCCATTCACCTTTGCTATTACCAGCTAAATATCTTTTTAAATACTCATAATCAGTTTCAGAAGAAAGCCCACCTTCTCCAATTTCAACATTTTGTACATCAACTATTGATGCTGGGGCTTTTATAACTTTTTCAATTTTATTAATTTGGATGTTTCCTTCCTCTCCCTCGAATAGACTTTGAAATAGTATTGTTTTAGTCTTTGAAGAGTCTACTTCAAATCTTTCTATATTTTCATATTTCACTCCATTTTCAGCTTGTATGATAATGTCTCCTTGTAACACATCTACAAAATTAGTTGCTGTAACTTTACAATGTACTTGAGCTTTTGTTCCAAATCTTCTAGGGAAAAAATATAACAGATTGTCTAATTCCTCATTTTGTGCATTGTATATATTTAAACCCCTTGCTATTGAAATTACTTTATCTTCCAAATAAGAACAAAGATATATGAAAGGTGCTACTAATTTATAGTAATCTCCAGTTGGCTCAACATTGAAATCACTTCCAAAATTTTCTTTTTTTTGTGCTTCTTTTTGTGCTAATTCCATAAGTCCTTGAAAGCCTTTTGTTTCAAATTTATCCACTGATTATCACCTCTTTCTCTATATTGTTATGTTTCTTATGTGTTATATATATTTTTGCTTTTAAAGTTCTTTCTGCTTCAGAAATTATTTGATAACTAACTGTTTCTATTTCAGCTCTATACCACTCTTGTAACTTTCTACAAATATGTTCAAGTTTGTATTCAGCTACATCCTGTTCATTTATTATTCTTATATCAAGTCCTAAATTTTCATCATAAAAGCACTCAATTGAATATATTTTTAATGAAGTTACTACTCTCTGCCAGAACTCATCTATTCCTGAAATAGTTGAAAATTTAATATCTCCATCATCCATTTTTATAGCTTCCATTATGCTACTCCTCCACTTATTTCAGTTCCTTTTACTACTCCTGAATGTTTATGTTTTTTCAAACTCTTATCTCCAGCAGTAACATCTTCAGATGCTGCAACAGAACCTTTTGTAGATATGTTCCCAGTTTGTGTTGTATTTCCTTTCTGAGTAGTATTCCCATTTATCTCAACATTACCTTCTTGCTTAGAATCTCCTTTCAAATCAATGTTCCCTTCTTCTAATCTATCTCCAATAATTCTAATATCCGAAGGAAATTCCAAACTTTCTGTAGCATTTGGAATTGTGAAAGGTAAAATAAAACCATTGTTTAAGTTATTTCTTCTGTTTGAATCCATAACATCATGAGAGCCTTGACTTATATATGAGGAAATATCAAAAGTTAATACAAAGTATGGCATTATATCCCCTTCTTTGATATTCCAATCAATGTGGTCTTTACTATCTCCAAACAAGGCAACTGGAACATTACGAAGTACAGGTAGAGCAACACCATTTGGACTAAACAAAGGCTCAGCATCTACAAATCTACCCTTTCTTATTTTTTGTATTTTTACTAGAATTATCCTTATGTTTTCCATCATCTTTCATCACTTTAACTCCTAATTTCATATTCCAGCTATCACTTAGACTAATACTTACCTCTTCCACTTGCATAAATCCACTTACATCATCACTTTCAACGTATATTACATCTCCTTTTTTTATGTAGTGAATTGGGAAACATTCAATAGTATAGTCATATTTATTACTCTCTTTTATAGTTTTCTTTTTTTGCTCATTTTCCCATTTATCATCTTTTTTACTCTTTGCTTTTTTATTATCAGATTTTTTATTTACTTTCACTTCTTTTTCTTGCTGTTCAATAGCTTCAGGATTATGAATCAATCCACTTCCAAAGCTTAAATAAATTGCTTGATCTTTTTGTTTATCTGTATAGATATAAAGATCATCACCTTTTAAAGTCATTTTGCTCTCTGAGTCTTGAACTAATTCTCTTAACTCCTGAAATCCTTGACTGTAACAAGTAAAGCCATTAGTGTAAATTTTATCTTTGTTAAGTTCCATAGAAATAAGATTTATTCCCATTTCTTTAGTAACTTCTTTTATTGCTTCAGATATCCTAGTATTCCCATCTAAACTAATTGAAACTATCTTACTACTATTTTTAGTTCTCTCTGAACAAGTCAACTCTTGAATAAATGAAGAGCTTTCTTTTATTCTTTTCTTTTTTATAACTTCATATTTTGAATAATAGCCAATATCTTCAGCATAACCAAACCAAAGTTCTACCTCGCTTCCTATTTCTATATCTTGACTTAAATTATATATTTTGAATGTTCCTACCCCTACTTTTCCTTCTTCTCCTGTTTTTACATCAACATCAAATTTTAAACCATCATTATTATGATCATCTAGTTTTACACCATTTATAATAAGATAAGAATTTCTAGGAAAAATAGGTCTATTTGCTATAAAATCCATTATTCCTCCACTAAAAGTTCAATTTTATCAATATTTTCATAATCAATTTTTATTGCTTTTCTATCTAAAGTATTAGGGATAATATATTTTTGTGGATATTTTTTATTAAAATTTCCTTTTTCATCAACTAATTTATTGAACCATAGTGGGATCCCGAATAGAATTGGCTCATTTGGATATATTAAATTATCATCAATATCATAAAGTGTTATGTACACTCTTTTATCATAAGAA